ACCTACGAATGCATCTTTAAGTGCTACCCATTTAGGAGGCCATCTACGCATACCACCACGTAGAGTAGAAGTAATGAAGCTACGATAGCGACCCTCTGTCCATTCACCGTTGTTTCTCACGAAACAATTACCTCTGATTCAGTTTCAATCCACACATGTGCACCACAAGATAGTGGTTTAGTTGGATTATACACTACTTTACAAGGCCCTGTAATGGACACGCTAGACCCGTATATATTTGTTTTATACGTCTTAACAGTTAACACAGGATTAACTTCATTGTTCTTGCGGTTAGATTTAATAACATGTTGGTTAACATGTATAATTGTTTTCATAATCTAGTTTCCATGTATAAGCCTACATTACCTAGTGCATAACCAATGAAGGCTATGCCTAGTCCTGTCTTGCCTGTTACTAGTAACTGGATAGCTACTATTGTGTACACAACACCAATGAGTGCAATAAGCCAACTAGCCATTATACTGGTGCATCCTCGAAGTTGTCAGGATTAAACTTAGGTGGCTTATCATTCTTTGGTGTTGGTAATGGTTGTGTTGGAAAAGGCCAAGTCATATTATTCCTTAAACGTTGATGGAAAGTGTGTTACTAATAACGCTTTGCATTGTTCAGCTATCTCTCTGTGTTCTTTTTGTGTAGCCTTGTCACATCGTATTTCTACATAGTGTAACCAACTGCGTAACGTACCATTCATGTACATACGTGTTGGTGTTAGTCCTTCTGGCAAAACTTTACGTGCAACTTCTTTAGCAATACCTTTACTAAGTGCTGTGTGGTAGACATACTCTGCATCATCAGCAACACGTTGCTGCATTGCTTGCCACCAAGACTTAAGCTGTACATCTGTAGTTTCAATGCTGTTCTGTCTGTTAGTTACATCTTGCATACGTGCTTCACTTGTTTCCATAGATACAGCTACTTCTGCATAACGTTGACTAAACTCTTGAAAAGAGAAACTACGGTGACGCAATATCTGCCTAGCAATATCTCGTGTAGTGTTGATCTCAACGCACATGTTGACCATCTCAAATGGACTCCAATGATTGTTGTTCTTCAAATACTTAATAAGCTTAGGTGCAGTGTCTTTGTTATCTTGATTGTCAGGGTTGCTAACCCTAGCCATGTAAGCAATAAGCTCATCACCGCTAGGGGTAGCCCACACAAGGCTTACACTCATTTAGCTTTGCGCTTCTTTGACTTAACAGGTTCTGCTTCTTCTTCAGCCAACTTGTCCCACAATTCTTCTTCTGTGGGTGGCTTACCTACATCTGTGTATGCATCTACAGTGATTGTGTAACCAAATGCACCGCTAATCAAACTAGCGAATTGCTGTGCTACGTCTGCATATGTAGTCCAGTCACCAAGATCACCTTCAACTGTGTTCTTAATACCATGCTCATCAAGTTCAAATTTAAATTTCATTTTGTTCCCTTTGTTTAAAGTCTTGCAATTGTTTATTCCACTCTCTAGTCTGTGCGTTATTAATAACAACACGCTTCCTAGTCTTCCCAATCTTCTCCAACTCCATCGTCTGCTTCGTCTTCTTCAACTGTGTCTTCTTCTGTGTAGTCATGTGTAGGATAAAAGTTAGTATAGTTTGCTACTAGTACATCTGGTAATAGTTTTATAATATCTTCTACAGATAGTCCTAAAGCAATTACCAACTCTACTGGGTCATCAAAATTGTCTTCTACAAATCTAGTAACCTCCAACAACTTATCAGCGTAGTTCATACTTTCTCCCAAGATATTCTATGGATAAGAACATCTCATCGAAATGACCATCCTCAACCTCATTCAACACAACTAATCCACGCCAGTGTCTGTTACTAAGCTTGTCCATGTAGCTCTCATCATGTAGATAGTAGCTACCCGCAATTATAGCACATACTGGCTTACCATCTGCTCGTTTACTATAGGCAACCTGCTTACCTTGTTGGTGACCAGCAACACAAGACATATGCAACTTATTAATAATAGTAGCCGCACTACTAGCAGGTCTACCCATTGCCCCAACAGGCCAATAATGGTTAAACCCAACACCATTAATAAACACAGGATGTAGAAAATCATGCACTTCCCAATCGTCTTCGTAACACAAGTCTTTAGTAGAGATAAGCCCCTCAAGAGTAGGGTTGTTATTAATAGCACGATCAATGCGATTCTCATGGTTGCCCATAAGCATCACCATACGTGGCTTATACACCTTCTCTTTGTTCTTCTTCTGCTTGCTCTGCATGTCTCTAATAGGCTCAAGAAGCTTAACCATAGCGTCCTTAGCTACGTCAATATCTTTCTTGTACCTCAGACCCTCAAAGTATTTACTACCTACCTTATCGTGTGTAGATAGGCTAGGCATATCTGCAAAGTCACCCATGTTGACAACAACATCAGGTTTATATTCACAGATAGCCTTACCTGCCCATACCAGATGGTCAGTAGGAACACCTTCCTTAATTTGACAATCAGGTATTACTAGTATTCTCATTTTTTAGGTGTCTTAAGTATTTTACGCATTGCATTAATCTCATCTACGATGACTGCTAATTGTTTATCAAAATCAGCAGCATCTTTAGCTGAAGAACACCACTCACTAAAATGAACAGCTTTGTGTGCGTCTTGAATAGTCACTCGTGCATCACCGTCTTTGTCTACTGACCAAAAGATACAAGCTGTACCTCTAGGAGAAATAAACTTACGTGAAGACTTAACTTTACTTGTATTAAAAAGACCTGAAAGACTCATACTACCTCCATTACACGTGGAACATCCACCACATCTACTAAAAATTCTGGCCCATGACTATACAAGAATGTACGCATCTCAGGCCAGCACTCACTTTTAAAAGAACAATAGCTACACGCTGTGCATAGTTTCTTATTCTTACTGGTTTTACTTTGTGGCACTGCTTCAAGTCTAGGAATCTCAGCAATGTTACTAGTAACTGTCTCAACAGCAAATGAAGCTTGCTGTGCAAAGAACCCCTTATCCACTTGGATAGGGTAGTAGTTGATGTGACCTAACTCTTTTTGTATAGTAACAAAACCAGCAGTGTCATTATTGAGAGCAGCAGCATATCCGTTCAGTTGCTGATAATAACCAAATGGGTCATCTACAAGTCCTCCTTTGAATTTTTCTTCGGAGTATTTTGTAACACTCTTAACGTCAACCACTACCCCATCAATCACGGCATCAATACGTCCTCGAACATACCAACCACCACCCACTTCATACAACACACGTTCTTGCTTAGCTTCTACTTTGTGACCTGCACTCTCTGATACGTTAAGCACCAGTTCCTCAAGTATATCACCATAAAAGAATTTAAGCAACAAATTACCATCAGGTTTAGTGGCAATCTCAGGTGCATTGTATTTGTACCACAGTTGTCGTGGGCATGGTGTGCCTACCTCACTGAAGTATAGCACCTTATCATCACGTTCACTACCCCGTGGTGTAAACCACTTGTCGTAACTGACAGATACATTTGTATTACTAGTAGCATTAGGAATGCCACCAGATATTACAGAGTAAATGTCAGTTACCAGTGTGTCAATTGTTTTCATTCACTAGCCTTAGTTTCAGCCATAGCAATGGCTTGTTCCATATCCAAGTCACCGCATGAATAGGCTTCAAACTTACGTGCAATGGAAATTGCAAAGTCTGCCATGTCTTCAAAGTCTGCCTTATCAGTCTTCACCACACTATCTGTAATGAGTTTAACAGCGTTGGTCAATGAGTTCTGTCGGACAATTGCTCTATCACCATGCAGGGCAGGGATAGGAAACACCTTTGGCGACCCATAGGAGGGCTTAGGAGAGGCTGTAGTAGCTGTGCTAGGGGGTGGTGTAGGATTACCCTTACTAATCAACCGTACAGACGTTAGATCAACGTTCTTACCGTAGGTGTTCTCAGTGAATTGAAAGTCAACCTCGTCCCCAATAGAGAACGTAGGCTTCTTGAATCCATACCCATAGCGTTCGCCATTTGCGGATACCGAATAGGCTTTCTTAGGGCCAAACTTGGTATTAACTTCTTTCTCAGTGATGTTCTCAATAATGTAACTCATACTAACTCCAGTTCTGTTTTGTCTTGCCAATTGTTACCTGCTTCCACACCTACCTTAAGTTGACATGGAAAATCTATGTTGAAGTACTGCTTTAAATACATTGGTGCATTCTCAAGTGTCTTCTTTGCTATAGAAGCTGCTTTATAACATACTTCTTCCTTCGTGTCAAGCACTACGCTATCATGCACAGTCATTACTAATAATGCCTCGCTAGATATTCCTGCCTTCTCTAACTCACGTAACAAAATACCTACCATCATAGGCACTACGTCACCTGTTGCAAAGCCCTGAATAGGCCAGTTCTTTAGTTCTGTTGGACTAAATGTAAGCTCACCTGCTTTGTAGTCACTGGCATACTTGTTGAATATGTAGTGTCTACCTGTAGGACTAGAATGAAAGTATGTGTATTGAGGCCCACTCTTACTCTCATCATAACTTACTACGCATTCATCATTTGCTTTCTTGACTATTGACTCATGGTATTCCTTTACTCCTTTGTATCTAGTGTAGAATGTGCTAATAAACTTCTTAGCTGTTGCTCTATCGCATCCACTCTGTGCCATAAGGGTTGTCACACCACCACCATACACAAGCAAGAAACTAAACCGCTTGAATGGTTTACGTTCTGCATCTGTAGGGTAGCGTCCGTACATTCCTTTGTACAGTTCTTTATGCATATCTCTGCCATTGTTAATGTCTTCGATAAGCTGTTTGTCATTAGCTAGGTACGCTAACGCTATCATCTCAAGTTGTGAATAGTCAAGC